CACAGAAATAACGTAGTACCCCTGTTCCGCAATCCAATCCAGCGTTGGTCCACGGTCACCAAACGAAGTATTGGGGAACCACTCTGTGTGGTCCTTGATGACGAGTTCTGAGTTAGCAAGCTGCATAGTTATCTCGTTGGGAACGCGGCTGTTGGCGTTGTGATTGTACGGGCGTATTTGGTTATGCGAACGTCTTGCAGGTACCCGTTTAAGGGCGTTGTTCCTGTTCTGCTTGCGCCAACGTACAAAATATCTGTCTGATTAAAGTTGTCAGTTACAGCGCCGCCGCTTGTTGCTTCAACGGCCCCATTGATATAAATTTTAAGGTTACCGGTTGCAGACCCGGAACGCACAACTGCAAAGTAATACCAAGTCGTTGCCGCCAAAGTTGTGGTAGCGCCAGTTAAGTTTGACGCTGTGTAACTAAACTGAAGCCGATTGCCAGACGTTACGTTTACAGACCATCCGGTACTTGCCGTTCCTTTACTGACAATCCCATAAGCCACTCCGTTTGCCGCCAAATAAAACCAACCGTCAATAGTAAAATCGCCAGTGCCAAGCTGAAGCTGCGGCCCATCAATAGCCGTCAACCAATCCCCAGTCCCATCAAACTTCATGCTCGTTGGCGACCACTTGTACTGCGTAGTTGACGACTGGGCATCACCGACCGTGATTGTATTGTTCTGCACCGCAGCGTCGTAGATTCCTGCGTTGGTGAAGTTGGTCAGCAGAGAAGTTGCAGATGAAGCAAAACTTGTATTGACGTTAGTTGTGCTTGGGTAACTTGCCGCGCTAGTTGAACCTGCCGTTGTTAACGGGGCTAACGTGGGTGGGGTAAATGCTCCGGTGTAGACTGCTGTGCCTTTGACAAGACGAAGATTAGAAATGTAACCGCCAACGTAAGCCGAGTTTCTTGAGTTATACCCAAGTAATGTTGGGTCAGTCGTTCCAAGCGTGAGCGCGCTTGACCCAGATGTTATTGAAACCCCATCAAAATATAAAGTTATAGTTGAACCACTTCTAACAGCCGCAAGATGGTGCCAAGCGCCGTCGTTTGGATTTACGGAAGTTGATTGAATATCTGTAAATATAGTTCCATTATAAAATGCAAACCAAATTGCGTTTGAAGCACCAAATTTGGTTCCAAAAGACCAAGCACCTGAACTTGCGGAAGCTACTATGCCATTAGAAATTTGAGTTGCATAGCTTGACGAAGAAACTCCCGCAGAATTGTAAAAAAATTCAATTGTAAAGTTTCCAGCGCCCGGACTTAAATTTGCATTATAAGCAACACTTAAATAATCACTACTACCATTAAAGTACCCACTCCCACCATACGCCGCAGTCGTATACGAAGCAGTTGGTGAGAACGGCTGGAATGCTTGGACTCGGGGAGTGCCGTTGCGGGTGATGGTGAAGTTGTTGGTGCTATTGTCAATAAAACGGTTGGATTGGCAAGTTAGCAGAGAAGTGTTGGTGATTGCTGTGAGCGGAGTTGTTGGCGGCGTGAATGCTGCGGTATAGACTGCCGTTCCTTTGACAAGTCGTAAATTGCTTATATATCCCGGAAAAGCGTCTGTTGCTGCGTTTTCGATTCCAATCCAGAGCGTAGATGTAACAGATGTGCCATTTCCAAAAGAGGAATTTGAGCCTACAGAAACTCCGTTCAAATAAATAGTTACGGTGTTGGCAGAGCGAACTATAGCTACATGGCTCCAAGTATTTAATGCAGGAACAACGCTTGACCCGACTAAAGAACCGCCAGTAAAGTAAAATTGAATAGCATTTGCAGGAGTAGCTGCTTGGTTTATCCTTAATTCCCAATTGTTTGAGGATACCCCGCGTGCCCCAATAATTGTTGACTGAGCAGAATTAAACGAAGTTGGGTAAATCCATGCTTCAAGCGTAAAGTTTCCGGAGTTAATGTCAAGCGGACCACTAGAGGTCTGTGTTGTGGTCAAATAATCACTTGACCCATTAAAATAATTACCCCAATACCCGTTAGGCCAATACGGAGTCACACTACCCTGCGTTGGGGTTCCGTTGCGGGTGATGGTAAAGTTGTTCGTTGACGAATCTAAGAACGTGTTGTTCTGCTGCCCGTTAGTGCTAGTCGTTTCTGGCGACAAAGAAACATACGGAAAGAATGGGTCTGTACTAGCGCCAGCTCGACCTGATTTAGATGCAGCAAACATTATGTGTAGTTCTGTCCAATAGTGGTGCCAAACCAGCTACTTCCGTTGGAGAAGAACGAGAAAATATCCCGTTTACTTGCGGTGCTGGTGATTGTTGGTGCAGTAGCTGAAGGCCATGAAACCGTTGACCAAGTGACCGTTCGGCTACCCGTTCCGTCTTGAGACAAGATGATAATAAACGACTTGCCAGCCACTGCCGTGGGCATTGTGATCGTTGCGTTGCCCGTCAATGTCAAGTTCTGGACCGTACCGTTTGCCAAGTCCACCGTGATTGCTGTGCTTGTATTAGCTGTATACAGCGTCTCAACGTAGTTCGTAACCGTTGGGTTTGTTAATGCAGGGGCGCTATTAAATACCAGCAAACCAGTGCCGGTATCATCAGTCATTGCCGAAAGCAAATTGGCGCTTGAAGGAGTCCCCAAGAACGTAAGAACGCCCGTCCCAGTAGTGACTGTTGCAGGAGCGGCACCCGCACCGCCACCAACCACCAAAGCATTTGATGCAAGCGCCGCGCTCGATGCCCAAGTGCTACCGCTTGAGAAGTACGGCACACCGCCGCTGGTCCCTGCAACCGTCAACGCCAGCGTCCCAGAACCCGTAATTGGGGAGCCAGCAACCGAAACAATACCGCCGGTAAATGTCTGCGCTACAGATGAAACAGCGCCAGCCTGAACCAAAAGGTTCCAATAAGTTCCGTTAGTTGGCAGGTTCCCAATTGACGCCAGAATACAGATGTAACTTGAACTGTTGTACAGAACAATGTCGTTTACATAGTATTGTGTTGCGCCGGAATACGTTCCTTTAGACGCAACCCCAAGTGAGTATCCAAGGCTGTTCCAAGCCGTTGACCCGGTTCCAATCTTGAACTTACCCGTGTCTGTCTCAGCACCCATTTCGCCAACAGCAAGCGTAGGGTTAGCCGCAGTCCATTGCGCCGCAGTTCCGTTTCTAATTTGAATCTGAACAGCCATTACGGCGACCCTCCGTCAATTGCGGTAATCCCGCCATAGTTGCTTGTTGGCGTTCCGCCGTCAAGGTTTGGGCTTCCACTGCTGCCAGTCAACACCCCGCCAGAAAGGGTAAGAGATCCCGCAATCGATATCTCTTCTACTGCACCCGTCCCAGCCGTTGTTCTACCAAGAAGCCGATTGGTAGCTAATTGAAGCGTATGCTCCGCGTTCCAGTTTGACGGTTGAACAAGGGTCGCGTCTGCACCGTCCGTTTTTGCGCTGGAAAAAGCGTGTTTTAACGAGACGGCCATGGCTTAAGTTGTAGCCAGGCGGAGCAACGCAGTCGTGGTCGAGTTAGCAGGCATCGTCAGCGTGAAGGTACCCGCAGTCACCGTCTGTGAACCAAAGGTATGAACACTGACTGCCTTGTTACTTTGCGTCGAGTTGTAAATCAACACCGTATCAAACGCCGTCGAAAGGGTGACGTTCGTGTAGGTAATCGAAGCAGAAGGAGTCCAATAACCAACCCCTGCAGTGGCAGAAGAGTTAGTCGAAGTTGGATTAGTCGCATTCGTAATAGTCACACCGCCCGCGGTGTAATTGGTGCCTGTAACTTCGCCCGTGGTGGAGTACACGGTCGTGCTGGCATTTAGCGTTGCACTTGCCAAATACAAAGCAGCTTTAAACGTATTCGCCGTGCTGGCCGTCTGCGCCGGGTTGGCCGAACTAAAGTTGTGAGTTGCACTTAACAGTTCACCAAGGAACGAAGTACACATGGATTGAGTATTTGCCATGATAGACCCTTATGCAATTTCCGCTGCTTCAGCAAACAGCGCGGGGGAGGTTTTTAAAGTAACGTGAACGGAACGATGCACCAGCTCATCGTCAAGCCAATACTCAGTCCAAGTTGTGAATTCAATATCATTATCCAACGAACCCTCTAGCTTGACCAAAAGAGAGTCGTCCATTTCTCCGCGAGTTGTGGTGACTAACATAATTAATATACCCTAATAATTGCAGACGTAACGTCGTCTGTTGGGAAAACAATATTCAAAACCCCGCCCGCGCTTGTTGTCCTCTGCCCACCAAAATCCAAAACGCAAACTGCCGGGTTACCTGCCGCAGAGCTATTGTAAATCAAAGCCCCAAACGTGGTGATAGTTACGCCAGTTAAGGACAAATCCACAAAGTCCACATATGCTGTGGTATTGGCTGACGTTGGAGGGTAAGGGGTCAACGCTACGCCGCCCGTGGTGTACGTACCCGAAGCCGCAATCTCATTTGTAGCCGTGTAAGCAATCGTACTGGCGTTAAACGTAGCATTCTGATTGTACAACGCAAGCTTAAATGTGTTGCCTGTTCCAGGCGTGAAGTTATGCACGCCCTTTAAGAGTTCCACCTTAAAACTGGTGCAAATATAATTGCCTGAAAAAGCCATTACGGACCCGGCGAATCAGATTTAAGCGGAATCCGCATCATTCCATCGCGGTACTCATCGCGACGGCGGCGCCCCTGCTGCTCAACACCCAGACCACTAACAGCCTGCTTGTAACTATTTTCAAAATACGCCTGCATGTCCGGCGGCCCTTTCAAATAACTGTACGCTTGGATCATGCAGGCATAGAACAACGCCTCTGGCGCATTCGTGCTAATCCAAGTCGTTGTATTGGTCGACGACAGTTGGTCCGGTCGATAAATAAACCCAAGTTCCACAATGTAGTTCTGATCGGGAGTTGGAGCCACATAGAACGTGTTCTGGTCCCACACCGAAAAATACTTGGGAGTACCCGTTACCGTCTGGTCCTTCCAATACTCCTTCATAAATGAAGTGTCCCGAAAGTCCAAAAACACTTGTATCGAAGTTGTGAAACTCTTGATCAGCATGTAACGATGCGTCAACATGTCTGTTGGAGCGGTCAAGAACCTATTTCCAGACGTCAAGTTACCCGTCATCTCTTTCTTGAACACGTCCAAATCAATCTCACGCATGATACGGTTTTCCGCAAACGTGATAAACGTGTTGAGGACAGGCAAAGTGAACTCAGTATCCCCGACCTGCGCATAATTTCGAATGTTTGTGACCAGTTCGTCGTAGGTCATGTTGTTGTCACCGTCACAGAACCAACCACCCCCTGCGAAATCAACGCAGGACCCGCAATATCTGGACGCATATCGTTCGTGTTACGCGCCGACCCAAAACTCTGAAAAGATGAAAAGCCCGGAGCACCAACAAACACGGACAACG